TTGGGGGTGTAGTTTTAACCTGTATCGAACTGTCAGTCACAGCTTTAAGGTCATCAATAAACTCATTATTGTCTATACCTTCTTTATTAGCAACTCTAAAAGCATCAGACATTGTACCGTATTTATTAGGAAATTTAGAAACAAGTCGTTTAATAATTTCAGCTTCATTTTCTCCTTTTCTTTCTTGTATCTTAAAACCAAATAGAGATTCGAAAACTTTGAGATCGTTTTCGTTATTAAGGTCTGGGTATCCTTTTTCAGACATCCAAGCCCATTCTAATATTGTTCTATCTATAAGACTCATACTATCCTTCTTCTCCTGCTTCGAAATCAATAGGCTCATCAGATAGGTCTTCACCTCCTTCATCACCCCCGATATCTCCACCGGCGTCGTCACCTCCTAGATCTTCTCCGCCTCCTGCATCATCTCCACCAGGAAAGTCTCCTCCTCCGCCTCCGCCGCCGGAATCGAATTCAGGAGCTTCTGCATCTTCTTCTCCTGCGCCAGTCATAGGTGCTTCTTTATAAAGGATATTAAGTTTATCTAAAGCCTGTTGATAGTCGTTTATTTTATTAATTAAATATCTTTTGCCCATTATTTGAGCTTCAAAAGATTTACCAGTCCATTTTAAAATATAATCCTGCCCATTTTTTAAATTTACTCTAAAAGACGTAGGTCTTGGAGAAATCCAATCTATACTGTCTACAAACTCTTTAAAATCTTCAGTTTGTAATCTTACTATAGCTTGCTTTAATGTAGGAAACTTTGAAAGTATTTGATCGGTAGCATCCTCTAATACGGGTCCTGCATCATCTCCTGGTTCTTCTGGAGTAGGTTCTTCCTCTTCTTCAGTTAATTCATCTAATAGTGATTCTTTCATTAGATCTTTAAATCTTTTAGAAGGTAACATATCTTCAGGGTCTATGTAAGTTCTAGAACCTTTTGGATCTACATGAGGTCTTCCATAATCATCTTTATCATCTGCTTCTTCCAAACCAGGAAGATTACTCATATTTTTTAAAAACTCATTCTTATCTTCCTCATCTCCAGGTATATCGTTTTTGAAGTATTTTACCATACCAGGATCGTAATCTTTCTTAGGAAAGTACATAATGACATTTCCATTACCATCGTCATCTACTATATCAGTAATTTTTGCGTCAAAAAAAGTTTCAATAGTTTGAGCAAATGAATTCTGTAGTGCTTTATTAGTTCTTGGAGCTTTTATATAATAAAGATGATCAGGTGCCTCATTAAGCTCAAATAGGACATCTTCATATGCTTCAAGAATAATTTTTTTTAGATGTGATTTTTTCATCTAGTCTTTACTTTTTTTCTTATATCCTTTATGCCAATGTTCGTTTGATGTTTTTATATCTAACTCATTGACTGGAATATTTTTTACTGTTTTTCCATTTTCAAATAAAACGTCATAATGAGTAACTACGTATTTACTACCTTCTTTTACTAATGTATGTTTTTCAGGAATACAATCTCCTTTACCATATTTTTCGTGGACTACTTTAGCAGCACAGTCGTGAGCAAATCCAGGACCTGCTTCATCTACTTCTTCATCTACAAAGTCTTCTTTAAAGTTGTTGTATAAGTCTTCTAAATAATCTGCATCTTTAATTTGACTATTATCAAGTTTATGTGCATGGATGAACTGGGCGAATTTAATAGCTTCTTTATTTTCATCTACATCTGCAACTTCTTGATCTGCTCCTGTCTTTTTTATTTTACTATGCATTTTAGCTTCGTAATCTTTCTTTTCTTGATTCAATTTTTTAACCTTTGAAATAAATCCTTTTCTTTTTGGATCATCTTGAGGTAATTTATTCATTGAAGGAGCTAATTTTTTTACTTTATCTATATCAGCTTGTATATCAGATAAGTCTCTTGCTTCGTTAGCTTTTGGATTAGGCTTTACTATTTTAGTGTAAGCCATAGTCATTGGACTTTCAGATACTTCTTCTTCTAAAGCTAATTGATCTAATGCAGGTTGCTTTTCTTCAAACTCTAAATAATGCTGTGCTTTAGAAATATACTCTCTAGCTAAAATTACTTTAGATTGCCACCAGTTAGGAAAGTCTACCTCACCGTCCATTTGATCATACTTATTTAATTGCTTATAAAGTTTTGCAGCATAAGTAGCAATGTCATACGCATATTGCTTCAACATATCTGGTTCATCGTCTGTATGTCCTACGTCCATATCATCTTCTCCACCATCAGGTTGAGGTGCTGGTTCTGCGTCTACAGGTGCTTCCTCCTCTTCATTTTTAGCTTTTAAATCTTTTTCATTTTGGATCATAGCTTGAATTTTTCTAATTTTTTCTTGATCCGCTGGAGAAAGTCTACTCATCCTTTTTCTCTCCATATCCTCTTCGTCTCCTGGTTTCATTTCAGAAGTAAGTTTAACATTTACTCCTTTATTAGCTAAATCAGCTGCTTTTTTTTCATCATCAGTAGCTACCATACCTTTTTCGGCTTCGGCAAGTACTTTAAGCTTAGACTGTAATGATTCTTTCAATTCTTGTAGTTGATTAATAGTATTGGGAACATTTATAGACTTCTTATTAGCAAAGGTATCGCTTTTTAAAGTTTGTAAAGCAGTCTGTACCTTATTAAGTCTATCTTGGACTTCTTGGTAGGTCATAGTTTAAAGGTTTATATACGTATATAAATAAATAGACTAATCGTCCCAAATAACGTTTTTAAACTTCTCAGGGGTTAAACCAAAGAAATCAGTCTTCCATTTACTTTGCTCAAAGAAATCTAAATGATACCACTGATCTTTTAGTTCAATTAATTCTAGAGCTACTTTATCCCAATCTAAATTAAGAACAAATTTTTCAATTTCCAACTTTTTCTCTATAACAGCATCGTATTCAAAAGCATCCCATTCATAGTGAAATACTTCAAATACATGATCTTTTGAAACATAGTCAATAGAAATATCTATTCCCCATTTAGGTTTCATTTTAATTAACTTATAGAGCATAGGGTTGTTACTTTCAGCGATAGCATAAAGTTGATCTAATGCTTGATCTCCGAACCCTTTTCTTTCAAATAAATCTGAGTGATTAATATGAGCTCCATCTCTTTTATCCCATAAAAGCCAATCGTATCTCAAACAATCCTCATGTCTCCTTACTATAGGTTGATAACCATTTCTAACTAAAAAAGCTTGTTCGGCTTTTGTAAGGTGGTAACCATTTTGATCAAATAAATCAACACTATTAGGATCTCTTAAAGTAAGTATATCTTCAGTAGCATCTAAAAAATTAGGTTCTTTTTTCAAAAATGTATCTGCTACTTTCATATTATTTTTTTACCTAAATGAGTTATTTTTATCTTATTATTATAATTATATTCTTTTCCTGTAAGAGCAAGCAAAATAGATCTTATAATATTTCTTTTAGATACTTTTTTCATTTCTATTTTTATTCTTTTTTTATCGGGATCAGAAGTATTGCATTTAAAGTAAGGTTTAAGATCTACGTCATCACAAATAATATCGTAATTTTTTACCACATTAAAAACTGATTCATAACTTTTTTCAAAGAATTTTCTCATAAATGTTTTTTCAGCATCTACATGTACGTGAGGTATAAAAGTTCCATAATTAGGTGAAATATAAATTTGAACTTTATAATTTTTATAATAGTTATCTAATTCATCATTAGAATAAAAAATTTTTTTGAATCTTACTTTTTTACCATAAGTATTAAACGCTATACATTCTAGAATTTTATTTTTATCAAATAAATCAATCACAACTTGTCTACCTAATCCTGGGTGGATATCCCATTTCTTAAAGTAAGGATTCCAATGTACAGTCAAAGGTATATTAAAACTATTTTCATTCTTAATATACTCATCAAGAAGCCCTACTATTTTTGGTATTACTTTTAAATTACTATCAAACTCAGGAGATTTAAACGCTTCTTCAGGAGGTACTTTTATATTAGTTTGAAAAAAAACTCTTAGCTTTTTGAATAACTGTTTTGTTTCTCTAAATAATAACTCATCTTTATGAATGTTGGCTATTCCTAAATTCTCATTAGATGCTTTTAAATCAAAAAAAAGTTTATAACTTTTATATTGTTTAGGAATTTCTAGAGGAAACTTTATAAGTGGGATATCAAAATAAAACCTGTTTTTATACTTCATTATTTCTTTTTGCCGCCTTTCATATTAGCGCACCAATGGTACATTTTACCTTTTTCACCTCCATATCTTTTAGCTTTAGCTCTTAATGAAGTAACAGAACCTTTACAGCTAGCACCTGATTTTTTTACTCTACCGGGTCTAGACTTACCTTTTACTTTACCATCTTTATAGTTTTCATAAGCTTGATTAGGCTCAAATATGTCTGCTATACTTTTAAGTATCTTTACGTGTTTTGCTTCTAATAGTGGGTAGAACTCACTCAACGATCCTCTATCAGTGGTTGCAAGATAAGGATAAGTTTTATTACTATTATCTCCTGGTATTGGAATATGTTTACCAGATTTATCTACTACTTTAAATATAATAATAGAGCTATCATATTCTCCTGCTCCTCCCATCTTACTAAAGTCATATTTTTCTTCATCAAACTGGTATTCAGCTACTTGTTTTTCTTCGTAGTCATTTTTCTTTAAAAAATCTTGTAGATTATTTTCTTCTATTTCATCAGTTTCATTTTTACTTATATAGAATGCTACATCATTAGCATTTGGAGCATTTCCATCTTTAACTGCTGCATCAAAATCTTCTTCACCAAAGTATTCTTTAGCTGTTTTATTTAAATAGTCCATACCTATACCTTCTAAAACTAATTGAGTTATTTCATTTTTACTCATTCTTTTAGTTTTTCTTTTAGAAGCTTCTTTTCTAGAAGTTATATAGTCTAAAGCAGTTTTTAATCTTTTTTTAACTGCAGGGTCTTTAGCTCTTCCATATGCAGCTCTAGTTCGCTGATGAATAAGATTTATTACTTGAGATTGTCTAGCGTGAGATTTACTTTTAAATGAAGATTTACCTAACGTATCTACTATATCTTGTCTTGAAGAAAATTTTACAGATACAGTATCTTTTGGATTTTCATCAGTATATAATCTTCTACCAGAACCTTTAGGTTTTTTACCAGTACCTTTTTTAGGGTCAGCTTCTTTTATTACTTCTCTTATAAAATTAGCTAATTCATTTTTATTAGAAAGATATGCAGCAATAGCCATCTGTCGTCTTTTCTTTTTAGACTTACCTTTGAATTGAGGAGCTTTGGATTTTTTAAAATCGTCTACATAATCTCCTGCGTCTGCATTTTTTCCTAATGGCATAATTTTAAGTTATAGGTCCTCCTCCAACCCAAGCATCACAAGTTCTAGCACCTGCACACTTAAACCAGAAAAATTCACAAAATCCTATATTAGATTGTTTAACTATTTTTTTACCTTGTTCTCCAATAGCTTTAGCTATTTTATTAATAGTAGAAGATTTTTGATTAAAAGCCGAACAGTTAGAACATCTTGAAGTTTTAGCATGCTCTACTGTAGTATCCCACATTTTTGCTTTATCTTCCCAAAACTTTTTAGAACCTTTTTCATCTTCAGGGTTAAGAGGTCCGTATCTATATTCTTTTACGGTAACATTTCTGCTTAAAGTATTAAGATCTAAGTCAGTAATAGAATCCATAGGTTTACTTTTCTTAAACCTCATCTCTTTTTCCTTTCTAAGAGCTGCAGGAGTATTATTTAAACCGTAGTCAGAAAGTTTACCTTCTATTACTAAATCTTTGATAAGGTCTGTAATTTTCATAATTTATTTTTTCCAGATTTCACCTCTTCTGCATCTAACAACTGCTCCAGATGCATATGCTGATGGCCATGTATCGTATTCTCTTTTAGCCCTTCTTGTACATCTATCGTCTTTTTTCTTTTTTTTTTCGTCTACTCTCATTTCATGAATGATACCTACAACTAAATTTCTAATATCTTCTTTTTTAACACAGTTAGGAACTCTTTTACCAAACATAGTTTTCATTCCTTTCTTTTCGTATCCTTTCCAACATTTTTCTAAAATACTATTTAATACTTCTTCATTATACTGGGTGACTGGTGGTATTTTAGATCTTTGTTTATCTTTAGGATCGCTAAGTCTTGCTCCTCTTTCTCTTTTATCTTTAGTTAATCTACCTTTTACTAGGTTACCAGATTTAGTAAAATAATGTCCTGGAGGCGCTCCTTTAGTTTCAGTTCTATATATACTTACATCATCTATATCATCATATCGAAACTCTCTTTCACCACCATCTCTGTCAATCCCTATAACCGAATCATCTCCCCACATTTCAGCATTATCTTTATTATCTGAGTATGGGCTGTATACTACATATTCCATACCATCGTAAAGACGTACTATTGCATCATCTTGATTTTTCATTATAGCTAAAAGACGTTCTTTAGTCATAGCTTCATTAACTGGTTTTCCTACTTCATCGGTATTAATTTGATACTGTTTTTCAATTTTATTTTTAAAAAGGTCTAAGTCTTTTTTCGCAACTTGCATTCCAAGTTCATCTCCTTCTTCTTTAAACTTTTTATAAAATTTAGCAGCAGCACTATATATAGCTTGAGGTGTTGGTCTACCTGCTGCTTTATTAATATCTTTTTTTATTTTTCTTATTCTATTTTGTTTCTTCAAATTAGCAAAAAAACCTTCTTGCTTAATTAAATTGGCAAGATAATCAGCTTGACCAGCATGACCTTTTGAAGATTTTCTTAAAGACTTAATCATATCTCTAAGTTTTACTACTTGCTTTTTTGATATTTCTTTTTCTTCTTTCATTTTTTTCGTAGGTTTATATCCTGATCCAAATGGTGCTGCTTTACCATCTTGCGGATTAGCTGTTTCTTTAAAAATAGTAACACCGCCTCCCATATTAGGTTTAGCGCTATATCCATGTTTTTCAGCTCTTTTAATAATACGTTCTTTAGTTGCATCATCTAAAGGTTCAGAAATGATAGCTTGGCGATTTATAATTTTAAAAGGAATACCACCGGCTACTTTATTAAGATTTTCTTTTTTCACTGTTGCTGCTTTAGTATTTTTTACTACTGTTTTACCTTTTGCACCTGCTTTTTTCTTCTTCCTAGCAGTAGCAGCTCTTTGAGCTTTAGTTAAACTTTGTGCTTTAGCTTTAGGAAGACACCTGTCAGGATTTTTTTTATTTTTGGAAGTACCGCAAGGACCTGCAATATTACCTGAAGAAGAAATACGTACCCATTTCTCTTTCTTAAACCAGTCTCTTAAAGACTCTGATGTTATATTTCTTATCTCTTGGTTTGTCATTATCCTTGTTCTGAATGCATCATTAACATTCTTACTATTACTGTAGCTAATATACCGAAAATAATCCAAAGTGCTTTAGTAACTCCGTCTTTCCATTTCTTAAGATCGTCTATTTCACTTAATTTTTTTCTAAAATCGACTTCATTATTTTGAAGTTCCATCCTATATTCAGTATTCTTATTGGTATTAACAACTACTCCGTTGTCTGGATTAAGTAGCATATATTTAAGTTCTGAGATATCATTTTTCATCTCTTCCTGGTTTTTCACCATTTGTTTTAACTCGCCGTTAGGCATATGAGTTTTTATATGCTTTAATTCGGATAGAACACTTTCAAGTAGATCTTTTTGTGTCATAGCAATCTTATATAGTTATATAAATAAATATGCTATTTTATGTGTTCATTTAAATGCCCTAAAAGTATTTTAAGGTTATCTAAAACTTTTTTATCGTGTTTTGAATTTGACCTCCAATCTTCTACGTCTCCCTGTTCAGTTACGAAGGTATTTTTTCTATTTACATAGTCCATTACCCACTCTTCAATATCTTTAGCAAAGTTTTTCATATTACCTTGCATCATCCTTTTTTCGTAAGCTTCATATAATCCTGCTTTACGTAATTCAGCTTCCATATCGATAGTACAGTCAAAGCAAAAACCATGTATTTTATACATTTTTTTAGCTAAATGGTGTTTCATTGAACCATTACATTTAGGGCAACGTAAAGGCATTCTTGAAACTTTTTTAAATTTGTCAAGCTTAGTTATATTTTGCTTAATACCGTTTTTAATAGTCCATTTTTTACCAGACTCTTCCCAAACGTCTCCTTCTTTAAATCTTTTTGAGTTTCTTTCGTATCCTTTTTGTAGCTTGGTAGAAGAAGTAAAATCTTTATTTACTAGGTTCCTTACTCTTTGTAGATCAGATTCTTTAAATTCTTTTTTGAGTAATGATTCATTCATAACCTAATTCTTTTAACTTATTAATAACATGGCCTACATCTCCATTTTTGCATCTTATTGCAATACCTCCTTTAGAAGCCCATTGATTTATATTAGACTTTTTGTCATCTATTAATATACTTTTATTATTTGCATATCTTTGTTTGTCCGCTGAATATGCAAATATAACTCTAGGTTTTGGATTAAGGTTATTTTTTACCCATAAATTTTTACCTAGTCTAGAACCATTATCTCTTGAAGGAGAGGTTAAAAGATCTGGTTTGTAAGGCTTAATAAAGTTCCAAAGCTGTTCACCTTGAGGCATCCAAGGCATACCTATCCAAAACTTTACACCTACTTGTACATCTATCAAATGCCAAAACCCAGCAATCCCTTTTTTATTCTCGTATTCTTTAGGTGACATACCTGCGAAATGCTCGAATCGACTTTCAAAATCAGTCAAAACTCCATCCATGTCACAATATATTTTATAAGGAGGAGTAGGCTTCTCTTCTCTGAGAGGATATCCTTCTCCTAATAATTCTTTAAGATTTTTCATAACCGTTTTTAATTTTATCTTCCCAGTTACGGAAAGTAATATTTCCTTTTAAGTATGCTTCTTGTTCTATTTTTAATAGATCAGCATCTTCATTTGTATTTGATGTTCTAATTTTTCCTAATCTTCCTTCAATATTTTGTTCATGATGAACCATTTCATGAGAGAAAGATCTCATTATATCTTTAGGATGTCTTCCTTCTGTATATAAAACTATTTCTTTTACTGTAGGATCATAATATGCAGTTCTACCAAAAAAGTCTTGAGATTCTACTAAGTCTTTTTTAATTTTAACTTCAGGTAAAGGTAGTATATTCATACCTTCATCCAACATATATTCTACTAACGAAGCCATGTAAGGTGTAAGCATATAAGACTTATGTTTATCTACGTAATAAACTTTTAAAAAGTCATGCTTAAATTCTACTACTGCTCCATCAGGTAGTAAATTTTTTATGTAATCGTATAGATATTTTAATTTTTGTCTATCTTCTGATTTAGTTGCTGATACTGATTTAGCAGGAATACCTCCTGAGTTTTCAGTAAACATTTCAGTAATAGATTTCTCTATACTTTCTCTCATTATAGCATCTTTCATAAGAGAAACTACTCTCTGAGTATCCTGTTTAGACATTTCCGGTAAAAACTCTTTTATTTTTTCGTCTCTACCAGCTAAAATATTTTTCCTTAATTCACTAGCTCTTATTTCTTCTCCTTTAACTATAAGACCCTCTACATTATCTCTATTTTTAAAAGTAGTTATACGTCTAAGATCTACTAAATCATCTTCCGTTCTAACTCCAGTAATAGCATAAAATTTTTGTTCTGTTCTCTTTTTAGCGTAAGCTGAAGCATTAGCCATAGGGTTAGCGACTTCAGAATAAACTTCAACATCACCTAAATACTTTTTGTATATGTTCCATATAGCTGTGGAATCTTGAGCAGTAATGCCGTTCCTTTCTTTACCCCCCACAAATACTACTACTTTACTTATAGGTTCAACTCTATTTTCACTCAAAGCGGATTTACCGGCATCATCATAATTATCAAAATTGTATAATTTTCCATTATGCGATCCATTGAGTAGTTTGTTTACTACTTCAAAATGACCTTTATGAGGCGGTTTAAATGCTCCTGGGTAGAGTGCTGTAGCCATTATGCTAAAAAGTTTTGTACCCTACTATCAATTTCTTTTGGAGTAGAGTGTTGTAATTTTGCTTGAAAGACAGAACTAAATAATAATTCACCAATATTATCAAGTACTTGTTTATTTGTTTCAGCAGCTCTTTCTTTTTCTTTTCTATGTGATGCTAGCTTTTTATTCATCTTATCATCACCAGGACCTGCTCCATTTTTTCTATACCAATCAGTAAAGTATTTTTTCATTGCTCTATCTTCGCTATAATTAGATGTATCGTAATCGATATTTTTTACAGCATTATAAAACTCTTGTTCTTCTTCTTTAGACATTACATATGGATCTCTAAAAGTAGAGCCTGTTTCTAAATCTAATTTTTTATTAAGAGTTTCAAGATAATCGGATATGCCTGCAGCTCCATTTTTTGCAGCAGTATTAAATTCTTCTACAAATTTATCAAATTCTCCTCCTCTAGTATTAATAAAAATAGATAAATTACCTTTGAGCATCTTATTATAATCTTCTATTAATTTATAAACATTACGCCAAGTTTTAAAAACAGCAGAAGAAGGTACTCTTCTAGCACGTTTAGCATTAGAAATATAAGCAATAACTGGGTGACTATATACCATTACCATATATACATCATACCCTTTATCTAAGAACATTTTAATCTTAGATGGATTAGAAGCTGTAGTATCCCATACAAAACTAACCTTGTCGTCTGCCAGTGCTTCTGCTTCTTTGTTGGCCAGAGCTACTCCTGGGTTGAGTTTGTTGTATGCGGGGCTGTCCGGATCCTCCACGTATTTGTCTGGATTGACTAGGCGGAGTGAACCCAGGTCTAGTTGGTTGAGTAGGTACGACTTGCCAGTTCCTGCTCCTCCTGCCATCACTACGAGTTTGGGTCGGTTGCGTTGCTCTAGGATTAATTTGGATATTTTCATTTCTTCGTCCTTGGTTTATTCTAATTCTTGGCTCTCTTGGGTTTGGGTATACTTCTGGTTTAACTCCTGGTCGAGATTTTGGTTTAACTTTCGGTCTAATAAATGAGCGAGGAGTACTGCTATAGTACCTATTAAAATTCCAATCATTATTCCAATATCCAAACCTATACCAGCCATAGTATGAATTCCAGAAGTAAGGGTCGTTGTATCTCCAGTTGTTCCAGTACCAGCTATTATTCCATTGGTATCTAACAAACTGGGTATCCCTATATCTAACGAATTGTCTATAGGGCACAGCGATTGTATCTCCAACTTCTGTAACTGCAAGTATACTTTTAATTTCATAACCTTTATTTGTTTGAAGGGTATAACTACCACAGCTATATAAAGATAAGAAAATAATTGCATATATCAAACTTTTTTTCACAGTTTTAGAGTTGTTGGGTAACTATTATAAATAGGCTCAGTTGTGGGATGATCTAATTTATAGAGTTCGTAAATAGTTTTGAATAATTTAAAGTTTTTATCTATTTCATCAATTATTTTTACTTGCCAACCTTTTCCTTGGTATACTCCTTTCTTTTTAGAAGGTCCTCTAGTGCTAGATTTCAACCATACTATACCAGTTCGTTCAATTTTGATTCCTTTACTTTCTTCTAAAGCTTTAGCGTATGAAGCTAACTGTAAATCGTAAGATTTATGTAAAGAGTTTGAGGTTTTTAAATCTAAGAGCCAAATCTGCTTATCCATTTTTACTACTAAATCTGCAGTTCCTGCATACTTATGTTCATCTGACCAAACAAAATCTTCAGTAGATATTAATTCAGGTTTGTAAGTTCGCCAAAAATCTGCAAACTTAAGAATCATTTCCCATACTATTTGAGAATATTTAGCATTACCATAATCATCCATCCAAGAAATTTCTTCTCCTTGTACTAATTTTTCTGCTGCTTCATGTACTTGGGTCCCTTCTTTACCTGCTTTGCGCATGATCAAGTCGGCGTTATGCCCAACGTCTTTGAGCCATGACTCGAAAAACTTATTCTTGGGCATATACTGGAGTATAGTTGTAACGGACGGGTAATATACTCCTTCCGACCTTTTATAGACTCTTCGGTCTAAAAAATTAATTTGTTTAAGTTCTGGATTAAAGTCCAGTCTTTTCTTTTCATTCTCTTTAAGAATGTTCATACCTTGTTTTATCATAGGTCTAATTTGTGCAGCATGATTCCTGATAAGTCAAGTTCTTCTGCTGATTGAATATGTCTGGTAAAAGATTGAAAGCCCATTTCGGATGGGTCTTTATCGGGTAGGTTAACTAGAAAAACTCTTTTACCTTGATTGAGAAATTTTTCAGCTATTTCTAATGCTCTATCTCTAGCATCAGTATCTAATGCAACATAAATATCTTGCACTTTACTAGTAATAATTTTTTTGTATAATGTTTTGCTAATTGATTTACCTAATAAAGGAATAGCATTTCTACGGATAGCTATTGCATCGAATACTCCTTCACACAAAATAATAGGTACTTGCCAGTTTATAAAGTTTTCAAAAAATATTACGTCTTTGCTGGCTTCGGGATTCTTGTATTTAAAATAGCTACCATCATAAGTTCGCGCAATAAAAAAGTTGAGTTGATTGGATTCATTATAACTTGGGATAATAATTCTTCCTCCATAGTCTCCACTCGTGCAGTACCCAACACTGTATTTAATAAAATCGATGTCGCTAAACCCTCTTGCATATAGGTATTTTTTAATTTTGTTTGCAACTATAGAAGTAGAAGTTGCTTCACTTAAATATTGGAACTCTTTTGGGAGTTCTATTATAGATAGCTGTTTATATTCTATCTGAGAGCCTCTAGGAACATATTTTAATATTTCTACTGCTTGATCTCTAGGTGTTTTAAGTTGGTAAAGTAGCGAACGTATAGTTCTTCCTTTAGTTTGACATACCCAGCACTCCCAAGGATTCTTGCCCTCCTCGTTAGTAGCCATATTAATCTCTAACTTTGGCTTATGATGATTACAAAAGGGACAATGAAAAGCATAGTTATCTCTAGCTCTCTTGTGGCTTTTGCCCAATATGTTTTCTATTGATCCTAAAAGAAAAGTATAGTCCATAACCGTCCGTATCTAATTAATATACGAACTTATCCTGTAATATCAAACTCAAATTTAATTCTGGGGAAATATTCTCTCTCATTTGGTTCATAATCGTAAAAATTAGATCCTCCTGTGATCCTGTATCCTTTAGCTGTTAAAAAGCTTTTCATATTTTTATACTCAGCGTTTCTAAGTTGTTCTCTAGACATTATTTCAACTGATCCACGAGCGTGGTCTCCGTTAGAGTGTTGAATTATAGTAACATGAATATCGTCTCGATTATATGTATCCCTCATTTCAGCTTCTAACTTTTCAGCTTCAGGCTGGAATCTAGTCCAATAATCTTCTTTTAATATAATGTTACTTAATTTCATCTTCCTTGTCCCCTGTATGATTTTTTATAGTTTTTAGAGCCTTTAAGTTTAGACGATTTAGATTTAGCATGAACCCCTGGTCTTCTTTTTTTAGGTCTTTCTAAGTAGCTACCTAACGTTAATCCTTTTCTTGCCATATCTTTAAAACTAAATCACCTGTACCTTTAATTAAACGGTGGTAAGTCTCTTTAGGTATAAATATACGATTTATTTCTTGAGGAACCAAATTATCCATTTGAAATTTCCAATCAGTATCGTGCATAGCTTCAACTATACGATTTTCTTTATCTCTATGCCAAACAAATTCGAATGAAGGAGTATCTTGAGAGAACTCTCTTATTATGTAACCATCTTGCTCTTTTTCAGAGTATGGTCTACCAGTAACCTGAGAAGTTTGATCCACCGCCTAATGATTTCCAATAACGTCCTATATTACAAGACCAGTAACCTGCTTTTGTTTTATCTTTCTTTTGAGCACATTTATGTCTTGCAGCGAAAGAAGCTCTAGCACCTCTCTTTTTCAATTTTACTGATAGTCCAGTATCGCCGAAAGATACTTTTTTAACGTTACCTTTTTTTGACTTAACATAAACATAAAACTTTTTACTACCGCCTCTTTTAGGTTTGTTTAATTGTACCTTTTTACCTCTGTATTCAGCTTCGGGTATGTAATCAACTGATGCTTTTAACATGTCGAATCCGTTGTAATCAAAAGTTTCGTTCTGGATATTGACTGCTTTGTGGAACCTTTCCATGTTAATGTTACCCCCAATAGACTCTACTAGCTCTTTGATTAATTCAAAGTTGATCATTTCGTCTATAGAAGCTGCTTCATCGATTGTATTTTCATCTTCGATCATTTCATCGATCATACAACCGATTTCAAACAGAGGATTGTACTTTGGGGAAACCATTGGAAGGTCTAAAGGTACTCTCATACCATTATATTCCCCATACTCTCCTATGTCGGTAGTCTCTAAAAGTTTTTCGTCTTCTTCGTTAAGTTGAATATAACCGTCTCTCCATGCATCTCTAGCTTCAGCAAACAATTGTATAAACGCTTCTGAGCTGTAACGATAGACATTCTCATGTAAAGAGAGACCATTATCTATATGATACTGTAATGATGGTAATCCTATAAGCTCTTTTAATTTTATCATATTATTTCATTTCTGGGTGAAAGAGGAACTTTATTATGTTTGCATCTTTAGCTACTTCTTTACCATCTATCTCTATTCCAATAGGGTAAGGTTTAGTATCATCATCCGCCCAATAAGCTACATCATAGCTTCTATCTTCTTTACTAGTAACTAAAAGACCTCTATTATATTTATCATCTTCTGCTTGAAGTACAACCATCTTACCGGTAGGAAGGATCATATCACCCATTAATTTAATATCTCCTTCGTCGTGACCGTCTTCATTATATCTATTCTCTTCTTCTAATCTATAACCTTTAGGATTTTCTAAAGCATCAACTAAAATATCTAATACGTTTTCATCTGCAATGCTCATAATTTTATTTACAAAAGAGTCTGCATCTGATTGTTGTAGCATTTTCTGTAACTTTCTTTTAGCTACATTTAGCTCCTCTTTAAGAATTAAATTACTTAACTTCATTTGCAAAGTCTTTGCGGTAAAACTTACCTAAAATATTATCGTTTATATGAGTACTATAATTATCTTCTAGTACGTTATTAATAAATAGGTGCTTTGTTTCATAATAAGTTAGCAGTTTTTTGTTGGGTACAAACTCTAAAATTCTCTTTTCCCAATTTTCACTTGCAATATCTTTTTTTGAAAGCTCCATTATTTCTTTCTGTGAACCATAATAATCTTTCCAGTCAGATTCGGTTCTTATTTTTTGTTTAAGAGGTACTCGACCACCTATTCCTTTTGCCTTTCTTTCTTCTCTCAATGCTTGTAAAGCTCTTTTACCTAATCTTTTGTTACGTTCAAAGTATAGGACTTTTTTACCTATGTAACGGGTATCAGTAGGTTTATGTCTAACCTCATAAATGAACCCATAGGTACCTTTTGGCATATCTGAAATATCAGTGATTAACCTCCCTTGGAATGTCCAAGAAGGCCTTGTTGGCATATTATCCATATTTTGTTAGTCGCTAGAGCCTGCCTTTCAGGTCATCTATCTGTGACTGCTGATCTTTAATCGCTTGTATAAGTAACGCGACAATTTTTTCATAACGTACTGCTTTGTAACCATTATCTCTAGTGACTACTACTTCTGGCAGCACTTTTTCGATTTCTTGAGCGATAACACCAACATCATGACCGCTATGCTCAGAACTATTATTCCAATCAAATTCATATCCTCCTATTTGATTTATTTTATCTATTGCACTCCCTATTGGAGTTACATTATCTTTTAATCTTTCATCCGATGAAAAGAATGCTGTTATATCTCCGGTAGCATTTATAGCACCATTAACTAATAGTGCACTACCTGTCATATCACCAGTAACTGATAAGCTTGAACCAGAATACTGTCCAGTAGTTTTAAATCTTGAACCAGATACAGGTCCTGAGAATGATCCTGATACTGCAGTTACTTCTCCTGAAAATACTCCTTTAGTTGCATTTATTTGACCTGTAGTACCAGATGGTGAAGTACCTATACCTAGACAATGAGCCTGTAAGTGACTAGTGAACTTAGATGTACCGGTACCATTAATATTAAGTAAACTACCTGATATATTTCCGTTAATATCTATTTTACCTGAACCTGAGATAGTTCTAGTATTTAAATCTAAATTTCCTCCAAGCTGTGGTGTAGTATCAGCTAATACAGTTGATGATCCACTAATATTAGCAGCTAACTGTGCTGAGCTTGATACTAAAGTTTTAGCATTGATATTGCCTATGTTTAAAGCATTAGTAGTAATGTCACTTTTATTTGTATCTATTCTGCTAGCTAAAGATGAACTTGTTGATGTAAACGAACCACTAATGTCTGATGCTATTTGAGCTGAGCTACTAATTAAAGTATTACCTAGTTCGCTTTCAGCTGCAGTTATTCTAGAAGCTAAAGAGGAACTTGTTGATGTAAACGATCCGGATATCTCAGAAGCTATCTGAGCTGAACTACTTAATAGAGTATTACCTAATTCAGATTCAGCAGCTGTTACTCTAGCCGCTAATGATGAGCTCACTGCTTCGTTAACCGTAACTCTAGCTGCTAATGATG